CACCGGCGTATATGTCCGTGCCGCAAGCGCTATCTAACGAGGCGCGCCAAAACCTAAAAAATTGGCTATTAGACAATTATGGCGGCGTGAAAAACGCCGGGAAAATTGGCGTTTTGGAACAAGGCGCGGAAATCAAGACGGTGCCGATCAACCATCGCGACATGCAGTTTCTGGAACTGAGGCAATTCCAAAAGGCAGAGATTTGCAGCGTGTTTCGCGTGCCGCCCCACATGATTCAAGACCTGACGCGCTCGACCAACAACAACATTGAGCACCAAGGCATCGACTTTGCAACGCATACGATCCGCCCATGGCTGACCCGCATTGAGAAGCGGATCAACATGCAGCTATTCGGCCCGCGCGAGGCGGCCAGCTACTACGCCGAGTTCCTCATGGACGCGCTTTTGCGCGGAGATGCGGCGAGCCGGGCGACGTTTTACTCGTCGATGCGGAACATTGGCGTCCTGAATGCCAACGAGATCAGGGCCAAAGAAAACATGAATCCCTACGTGGGCGGCGAGCGGTATCTGGTGCAAGGCGCGATGATTCCGGTCGAGCAGGCCGGGCGGGAGGTGGTCGAGTGACGATTGAAAAGTTGACGCTACACGCGGAGTTGCTGGCCTTGCCGGAGATGCCGGAGGATGCGCCGGAAGACGCGCCGAAGGAAACTAAGCCGCGTCGGCGGGAGGTGCTGTTTTACAGTGGCGCGACCGTTGATCGGTTCGACATGTGGAGCGGCGAGATGCAGCAGCTGCGGTTTGATATGGACTCTGCCGACCTGTCCGCGCTGCAAGCTGGCGCGCCAGTGTTAGATGGGCATCAGGTGGCGGAGACCGAGTACGTCATCGGAGTCGTTGAGTCGGCGCGGAAGGCGGACGACGGTTTCCGGGCAACGCTGCGATTTTCGAATCGGGAAGACGTGAACGGGTTGTGGCAGGACATCGAGGACGGGATCTTGCGGAACGTCAGTATGGGCGTCCAAATCGGCGAGCTAGTGCTCGAATCGAGGCGCGGCGCTGAGGTGAAGCAGTATTTGGCGCGGAAGTGGAAGCCCTACGAGATCAGCGTGGTCGCCATCGGGGCGGATCCGAACGCCAAGATTTTATCAACGAGTTTGAAGGCCGCGCCGGGCGCGGACCAACAAAGAGCCCAGTACGAGTTAGCGCTGCGTCAGCGGCGCTGGCGAGTCCTGGGGAAATAGGGGGAAATGATGACGAAACGAGAGCTTCTCTCGCAAGTTTCCGCGCTCGAATCTGAGTACAGCGCGGTTCTGGCCGCTTCCAGTGTCGCTACCGATCCGGTCGCGCATCTGAAGGCGGTTGATGCCAAAGAAAACGAACTGAAGGCCGTGCGCGAGCAACTGGCCGCCATTGAGGCGCTAGAGGCTAAGGCGAAAGCAAATGTGAACCGCGAACCGGCGCGCGTAATTTCTGACAACGAAGCGAAGCGACCGTTCGCCAATCTCGGCGAGAATCTGGCCGCGATCGCCTACGCGATGTCGCCGCGAGATGCGTTTCACGGTCTTGGTGGTCAAGTCGACAAGCGCCTGTACGAGACGCTGAGCGCCACCGGCGCATCCTCTGCCGTGCCCGCTGACGGCGGCTTTGCCGTTGGCACTGATTTCTCGACGGCGCTTCTGAATCGCGCCCGCGAGACCGCGCGGATCTTCCCGCTGACGAACCAGATCCCGATCGGCGAAGGCTCCGACTCGCTGGAATTGCCCTACATCGACGAAATTAGCCGCGCCAACGGTTCGCGGTTCGGCGGCGTTCAGGCTTACTGGACCGGCGAAGCCGACTCGCCGACCGCCGCCAAGCCGAAGCTGGGCCGCCACGAGATCCGCCTTGAAAGTCTGAAATGCCTGGCTTACGCGACCGAGCGACTGTTGCGGAACGCGCCGGCCATGGCGACCGTGTTTGAAAACGCTTTTGCGTCGGAGATCGCCTTCAAGCTGGACGATGCAATCTGGCGCGGCGACGGCGTGGGCAAGCCGCTTGGTTTCTCGGTGCAGAACCTCAACGGCGCCCTGATGGTCAGCGTGGCCAAGAAGAGCGGGCAGGCCGCCGACACGTTCGTCATCGAGAACGCTACCTCGATGCTGTCTCGCCTCTACCGCGAGCCGGGCGACCGGATCGTATGGTTATGTAACCCCGATGTCATCGGCCAGTTTCCGCTAATGACGATTGGTCAGCAGCCGGTGTTTCTGCCCAACAACAGCGTGGCTGGAGCCATCCAGTACGGCACGTTCCTCGGCTTCCCTGTCATTCCTGTTGAGCAGGCCGAAACGCTGGGCGACAAGGGCGACGTTGTGCTGGCCAATTTGAGCAAATACGTGACCATCGTCAAGGGCGGCGTCCGCGCCGAGCAGTCGATGCACGTTCGGTTCATCTATGACGAGATGACCTTTAAGTGGTCGATCGACGTCAACGGCCAGTCAGCGATCAAGCAGCCCATTACGCCCTTTAAAGGGTCGAACACTTTGTCGCCGTTTGTGACGGTCGACGCCCGCACCTAAGGAGGAAACACAAAATGATCCCTTACGAGTTACTCAACAACCTGCACTTCATCAAGGGTCTGGACCCGGTCGCCGACGCTTTCAGCGGCACCGTTGCGTCCGATGTCGTCGACTTGGCCAACCACGGCTCCGCGCTGTTTTTGATTTACAAAGGCGTTGGAGTCACCGGCACCTCGACGATCACCGTCGAAGCCTGCGACGACATCGTCCCGACCAACACCACGGCCATCCCGTTCTTTTCGAAGAACATCACGAGCACCGACGTGCAGGGCGCGGTTACCGCTCGCGCCGCCGCCGGATTCACGACGACCGCCGGCAGCAGCCAGATGTACGCTGTCCAGGTGGCCGCCGAGGAGGTGGCCAACGCTGGCTATCGCTACGTCCGTCTCAAAGCGGTCGAAGTGGTAGACTCGCCTGTTCTGGGTGGTATCGCCATCGCTCTCGCCGCGCCGCGGTTTGGCGGTTCGGCTGGCACGTCTAATTCTGAGATCGACTAATGGAGATCCGCCTCCAGCTAGTGACGCCGCCGGTACTGACTCCGCTGTCAGATAGCGACTTCGAGGCGCACGCCCGCGCCACGGGTCAGCCTATCGAGCAGCTGAGTCCGTACGTGGCGGCGGCCACAAACTATCTGGAGGTGATTTCTAACCGTCGATTCATGACCCAGACCTGGAAGATGTTTCTTGACTACTTTCCAGGCGAAGGCGTCATCTCGGTCCCATACAGCCCGTTGGTGTCGGTGACCCACATCAAATACACCGACATCAACGGCGTTCAGACCACTTTTCCGGCAACGCAATACGGAGTTTCCACTGCGCGCACGCCGGGCCAGATCCTTCTTGAATACCAGAAAGACTGGCCCACGGAGACCCTGCGAGTTACGGATCCAATCGAGATTCAGTTTGTTTGCGGCTGGCCCGACCAAGCCAGCGTGCCAACACCGATCAAACAGGCGATCCGCATGCTGGCGTCGCATTTTTATGAACATCGGGAATCGGTCGTCATCGGCACAACGGCAGCCGTCGACGAGAAAGAATTGCCGATGGCGGCTTCGGCGCTTATTGCGCCTTTTAGGGTGTGGCTATGAGGGCGGGCAACCTGCGGCACCTGATCGACATCGAGCAGAACGTCATCGCCGTCGATGAGAACGGCGACCGAAGCGAGGCTTGGTCGAGCATCCATCAGTGCTGGGCGTCGATCGAGACTGGCAACGGGCGCGAGTTTTTTGCGGCGCGGCAGGTCATGGCGGATCTGACACATACTATTCGCATGCGGTATCGGGCAGGGTTGTCGCCGGCTATGCGCGTGCGATACACCGACCAGAAGACGCAGGCCACGCGCTACTTTGACATTAAGAGCATTTTGAATCCTGATGAGCGCGACGAGATGCTGACGATGCAGGCGACGGAGGTGCTGGTATGAAAGGCATTAAGGTCGAGGGCATGGAGCATTTGGTTGGCCAGATGAAGCGTGTGGTGGCAACGGCAGAGGGTCAACAACTGCAAGCCGCGCTGCTGGAGGCTGCGCAGGAGATCCGCGCGGAAGCCGCGCGCCGCGCTCCGATTGCGCCCTACGCCACGCGCCAAAACGGCAGGGACATTGCGCCGGGTGGACTGCGGGCATCGCTGAAGGCGGCGGCAGGCCGCAAGTACAAGTTTTTCTTGCAGGCTTTCACGTTTACGCTTGCCAAGATGGCGCCGCACGCGCACCTGGTGCACTTCGGAACCAAGCCGCACGCTATCGTTCCCGGCCAAGGCAAGAGCAGGAAAATGCGCATCGCAGGCCGCGCCTTTGCCTGGCTCTCCCGCGTCGGCGACCAAGTCCGTGCGAAAGTGTTTCATCCGGGCAGCCGCCCGAATTCATTTTTGGCCGACGCCGTCAAGGCCAAGCGCCGCCAGGTCAAGGCATTGCTCGAAGCCCGCGTCAAGGCCGCCTTTGACGCCTTGGGGCGTGCCGCATGAGATTGTATCAGGCGCTGTACCGCTACTTTCAGGCCGAGCCGTCGATTGCCGCGCTGGTCAGCACCCGCGTCTACGACATCCACGCCGAGCAGGCCCGCAGCACGAAGTACCCGGCGCTGGTGATCGAGATGATCGACGACATCCCGTTTCATTCGATTGGCGCTGTACCAACGGCCACGCGCCGTCCGGTCAATGTCTACTGCATGGCGCAAGGCGCACCGAAGGCCAGCGAGGATTTGGCCGACGCGGTCTACGAAGCAATCATGGGTCAGCAAGACGCGATTACCGACGCGTCGGGCCTGACGGTCAAAAGCACGCACTTGAACGGGCGCAGGACCGAGTACGACGAAAACCTTGAGACCGATTCCAAACTTTACGCAACGATTCTAGAGTTTGAGTTTATTCACGACTACCAATAGGAGGATACAAAAATGGCAGTATTAGCGGGCAATGCAGGCAGTTTTCGGCTATCGGCTAACACGGTCGCTGAGATCGACACGTGGACGCTGGACGTTTCGACCGGTCTGGAAGAGACCCAGAGCTTTGGCGATTCCTGGAAGGAGCGCACCGCCATTATTCGCGAGTGGAGCGGGACAGCAAGCGGCCGCTTTGACAATACCGACACCAACGGGCACGTGGCGCTGAACACGGCGTTTCTCGGCGGGACGACGGTCAGCGCGCGATTCTACATCAACGGCGCCAACTATTACAGCGGCACCGCATTCGTGCAGGCCAGCATCAGCGCGGCTGAAAACGGTCTGGTGACGGTGTCGTACACGATCACCGGCAGCGGCAGCTTGTCCTACACCTAAGGAGGCTCTATGGCAGTCCTCGCAGGGCGCAACGCCGACATTTACATCGCGACCGGGTCCGGCACGGCTATGACGGGCCAGGCCACGACCAGTCTGGGCGGCGGCGTGTATCAGATTACGCTGTCCGCCCGCCGCTATATCAATCCGAACGCCAGTCTGACGGTCCTCGACGGCGTCACGACCGTCAACCCCGCCAACTATCAGATCGCGTACGGTACCGGCAAAATTATTCTGGCCGGTTACACACCCGCTGGAGCGATCACCGTGACCGGCCAGTTTTTGACGCTGTCGAAGATTGCTCAGGCGACTGACTGGACCCTCGACATCCAACCGCTGCTGGAAGAGGTTCAGGTCTTCGGCGACTCGTGGAAGTCGCGGGTCTGCGTTCAGAAAGACGCGACAGTGACGTTTAACCGGTTCTACGACGACCAGTTCTTTCTCACCAACAGCGCCAGCTACTACGTCATTGACTGCTACGCCCTGCAGAGCAGTGGCGTCCGTTGGTCGTTCGGCGCGTCGCAGGCGTCGATGGGCATCTCGACCAACGAGAATGAGACAATCAAAGAGAACGTGTCCTTTAGCGTTCTTGGAGCCGTTGATTACGCATGAACTTAGCCAGTAAGATCCTAGCCATCAGGCTGAAAGAAGAAACCATGAGCGTGCCCGAGTGGGACGCCACCATCGGCATCCGCGAAATGAATGTGGAACAGCGCTTGCGCTTCGCCGAAGACGCGAAAAAATGGCCCGCCGTGGCCATGGTGCGGCTGCTCATCACGTGTGCTTTCGATCCCGAGAGCGGCAAGCCGCTCTTTGACCAGGCGCACCACGACAGCCTGCTACAGCAACCCGGCGCCGTCATCGACCGCATCGTCACCGAAATCTGCCGCATTTCTGGCCTCGGTACTGCCGAGTCCGAGGCGGCGGAAAAAAACTAACAGGCGAGCGGCGATTCGCTTTCGCCCTCGCCGAGATCCTACACATGACCGTTGGGCGGCTCGAAGCGGAGATGAGCAGCAGCGAGTTTACCGAGTGGGCCGCCTACCTGAGCCTAAAGCACAAAGAGTCCGAAAAGGCCGCACGACAAAGGAAGCGCTAAATGCCCGTACTCTCTAACCTAATCGTTCGGATCGGCGCTTCGACCGACGACTTCGACAAAAAGGTCAACGCTTCGCT